ACCTTCTAAATCAAGGTCTACATGCATTTCGAGCACTGTGTATGTCTCAGCAACTGAAGGTTTACTGACTCCAGTTATATCGTCTATCTTTGTTTTAACACCAGAGAGACTTTCTTCGTCTTGAGAAGGCTCACCAATCTCTACATCTCTGTATAAACCAGCTTGCTGCATCTTACGGATATGGTTTTCTGTCATCTGTATGACATGTGTTGCTCTAGGGCAATCAAGTAAGTCTGTCGTCGAATATGAGACAATAAAGTCTTCAGCCATTATAAAGTTGCTTACTGCTCTTGCTTTGGCAGGATCATAAAAAACTTTTTTGAAAGCAGAACCAGAAAGTGGGAGATAAAACAACAACTGGTCTAGTTCTGGGTCGAACTCTTCCATGTTGTATGTTATCTGATAGTTCATAAACTCTTTGACTCTTTGTGCTTGTTGTTCTTTTGACGCATCGGCATTACCCAACACTTGTGTTTTAACAGGTCCATCAGCAGGCAAGAGTTCTTTGTACGCTTGTGCTTGGAACTGTGCTACAGACTCAGAAAGTAGTGGGTGATGTACACCACTGGCACCTGGGAAGGGTTCAGTTCTGTCTTCAGTTTTTATACCGAGTAAGTCTAGACCATTTGTAAATGTTTCTAACCATTCTCTTCTTGACTCTTCGTCTTCGTCAAAATCTGAACTAAGCTCCATACAAAGAGAACGTAAGTCATCTTCGTTTATAATTTCTGCTAGGTTTTGGTTAAAGTCTTCTATTGGGTCTGGGACTATGGCTATAGTAGATTCTTCTTCCTCACCTTCAATAATTATGTTCTCAGGTAAAATTTCCTGTTCTTCTAGAGGAAGTTCTATTTCTAGTTCTTCGGATAAAACAGGTGACAATGTTGATTTTTCTACAGCCATATTACGTTTGTCGAATTGTTATGATTTGAATCATACTTTAAAAAGTGCTCAATAGTAAACTCGTTTCCTTCGATACACTGGCTCTTCCTCATAGTCAGTTCCGAGTTTTACGAAGCCACCTTGTCTAAATCTCATCAATGCTTGTGTTGTACTATCAACTAAATCGTCGTGTTCTCCGTAAGGAAAGTCCGACACTTCGTCCATTAATTGTTCTGCCCAGTTAGTTTCTGGCACCCACACGTACCCACCACTGAACAGAGGAGTACACGCATTTAATCTAGCAACTTTGTCTTGCCCTCGGCTCGGTGTAAAGTTTTGTACAGGTATGCCAAGAGCACGGAGTTCTTGCGTCAGAGGCATGCCCGATGCTTTACCTTCTATAATTACCGACTCAGGATCCCACGCTTTGTATTGTTCTAGAGCTTTTTCCTTTAGTTCAGGGAAAGAAAGCCTTTCGCGAACTGAATCCAATAACACAATATGTGCTTCGTTACCTGCATAGTTTTCCCCATCGATAGTTCCTTCAGGATAAAAGACTCCCCAAGTTGTTATAGCTGAGTAGTCGGCTCTTTCACTTTTCAAAAAAGCCGTGTCGTAAGATTGAATAATATAGTCCACGTGTGGCGGAGACTCTCGATCCCAGATCTTGAACCAATCTCTATTGATAATTGACGCACCTTCCCCAGTAGGATTTTGCATATATTCAGCTGCCCATTTCGACGGTGAGATAGAGGCTCTGATTTTTTCTAACTCAGGAAGTGGCCAATACCCTTCCCATAAAGATTTACCTGAAGGCAGAATAGCAGGGAGTTCAATAATCTCCCACTGATCGGCATCGTCAGATTCCATCATCTTTTTCACAACACGACCAGTCAAGTCTTTTTTAGACCAACGAGTCATAACCATTACTATGGCACCTCCTGGCTGTAATCTCTGTCTTGGTCCAGTCATGTACCATTCGTACGCATCGTCAAGAGCATTTGCACTCATGGCATCTTGCTCAGAATGTGGGTCGTCAATAATAAATAAGTCCGCACCCCTACCAGCTAGTGCACCACCGACACCTGACGCAAAATATTCGCCGTTCATTTTACCATCTTTAGTTCTTGTCTCCCATCTTCCTGCTGCTTTACTCTCAGGATTGAGCTCAACGTTCGGGAATATTTCTCTATATTGGTCTGTATCGATGAGATCACGTATTTTTCTACCAAAACGAACAGCTAAGTCTGCCGTGTGAGTTGCTTGTATTATCTTGAGTCCTGGATTCTTACCGACCAGATATGCTGGGAACATGTAGGAGGCGAATTCTGATTTAGTATGACGTGGTGGCATGTTGACGATTAACCTTTTTAGTTCGCCCGAAGCTATTCGGTCAAAGGCTCTTGCCATTATGCGGTGATGCTCACCTTCTATGAAGTCTGACCACATGGCTTTTACGAATGGAAGAAAGTTTGTCTGTATTGTTTCCTTTTTCTGGAGTTCCGCCAATCGTTCCGATAGTTCGAGGTGTTCGACAAGTAACTCTTGGGGAATGTGCTCTAGTTCATTGTTTTTCATATTATTTTTTGTTGCAAAATTTTTTGGAGCACAAAGACTGTGAACCAACGTAAAGTTTTTATATAGAAGTCATACATGCAGGGGGGGTCATCATCCTCTGAGTCAAGATACCATGAGTCCACATAGAAAAGAATCCTAGCCATGGTCAATTAACTCCCGAACTCTTGTCCTTTGACTCTTCTCGAATATTGTTCTCGAACTCAGGCTCGGAGTCAGGAGACTGTTGTCCTTCAATAGTGTATGTGGTCGATGGCAAAACCCCTCCTGTCTCTTGGTGTAATTCCTTGAGTCGATTGATGATCTCTAGCTTGGTCATGTCAGAAGTCTTGTTGACTGTTAACTCTTTACGTTCAACATATATACCAGCAGCTTTGCCTCGGCTTACTTCGGCAGTTACAGCTGCACCAAAGGCATTGTTCTGGAGTGCTTTGTCTCTTAACTCCTCTAAATTGTCAAGGTGTTTAGATAATGTGAGCGTTGCCCTCGCAGCACCCCTGTTCTGCAACTCTTGTATCCTGTTCTGGACCAATGGTTCGTGGTTCGCCAAGTATGCTCCTGCTCTGGCAGAGTTCTTGTGTGAATAGCCAGCGAGTTCGGCTGCCTCCTTTAAGCTAGTTCCCGATGCAACAGCTTGTGCGAACTTCTCTTGTTTCGGTGTTAGCTTCTTTTCCTTGCGACTAGGTTCCATAAATGTTACTCCTCCGTACACACTATATAAGGACGTGGATACGTTGTTCACACTATCATAATACTAAACTCTTGCTATGGTAAAGATAACGCATGCATTACGCATATTACCTCTTCATGCCGATAACCTACCAATAGGTCATACCAATACGCTGTATCCTCTTCTACAAGAGGCATGTAACAACATCCTATTACCCTATTGGCTGTTTCGAAGTTTTTGACTAACTCAAAAAGAAAAATCCATTCCTCATATATATGCCAATAACCCAATATGAAAATGGCTCCCGAAGGAGCCATTTAACGAAAGTTATTAGTTAGAGCCAGAGGATATAAGAACCACTATCTTCAGCAGTTAGATGCTCAGTTTCGCAAAGCGAACCAACAGTACCTTCAGCAGATTTATTAGACCAACCATTGTCAACTAAAGTGTCAACGAGCCTGCTAATATAAACTCTGTCCCAACCTTCTTCAGCCCAGTCAGAGTTTGTAATAATAACATCGTCAAAGATATTCATCGCGTTTTGTTGGTTAGTAGTTAATTGATTTTTCATATTTTTCTCCTTTCTTTGTTAATCAATACAGCTATGATGCACTATTCGGCAATAAAAGTAAAGGACTTTATTAAAATAAAAAAATGGCTCCCGAAGGAGCCATTCTTAGAAAGCTAAGGACTATCTGTCAACAGTCACAGTAACAAAGCCATAGTCCTCGGAATACGTAGTACCGATAGTAAGACCAGTACCGAATTCGGCAGAAGAATTATCGCGACCAACTTCTTCGAACCTTTTTTGTTTAATAGCAGAAAACTCGTCTGCCTGTATGCAGAAACTAACAAACTGTTTCCAAGTTAAATCAATCGTTGGACCGAGAGTAGTAAATTCGTTACCACCATATACATCGTCGATAGCCTCGCCAGTTTCGCCAACTTCCTTACGTTCTACATAAGTAACCAAAGGCATAAGTTTAATGTACACTTTTCCGTATTTATTAGAGTTTCTTTTAAGATTGGTAACATGCTTCATTGCTTGCTCGCCAGTCATTGTTAGTATTTCGTTTTTGTCGTTTGTCATAATTTTTCTCCTTTCTTTTTAATTAACAACAACATAATGATGCCTGAGTCTACATAAAAGTAAAGGACTATTTTACTCTTTTTCTGAGTTCGCTTGTAGAAAAACTGTGGCTTCTTTTGTTAAAGTAACATCGGTCAAGAGTTATATCTCTCCCAGTAAATGGTTCGTGTCGATATTCCTCACCTATAATGCGAACATCCCAGTCAAGAGCCAGGAGGATATTGACAACATCCTCCTCACTTTCGTATACAAGTACATCGTCAACGTATGTACATGCCTTAACTTGTATTTGTCTCTCGATTACACTTTGTACAGGGATATTCTTTTCTGCTCTATCTTGATTAGGATTAAGCTGAACACAAACTGTTAAATGATCGCACACAGTTTTAGCTTCTTGTAACATTAATGTATGACCAGCGTGAAATAAATCAAACGCTCCGAATGTAATGCCTTTTTTCAACATATTATCGCCAACGTCTAAAGTTATCTCGGTCTTCGACTCGGTACCAAATATCGACAAACCTTTCTAACCATAATCTCTGCTCTTCAGTTTCCCAAACTATCTCGGATGCACTTAGAAGTTCAAGACCATGTTCTTCGCAGAAGTTGTTTAATATTTCAGCCATGTAATAAAAATAACAGAACTTTTTCTTTTTCATCCTAGCCACCCCACTATTTCGCCATCTTCGAAAAACTTGACTCTTTCTTTTATGTCATCGACAGTTAGCTGGGAGCCGACAGACTCGCCTTCATAATTAAGACCTAATACTAAACCTTTACCAGCAAAACTACGAGGAGGATCGCCAAGGATTCTGAAGAAATCACTATTATTCTTCAGTAAACCTTCTTCATCAATAAATAGTGTGTGTTCCTCGTCTATTTGAGCACATTCAAAAAGGTCGAAGTCACACAGAGTGTATATCTGCTTGTAATCACCACTATATTGTATTTCGGTTACCGATCTAGCAGTAGGATCGATGAGGATGCCTCTCACGAGACACCCCCAGTAGATATGTCGATGTAACCCCATTTACGCAAGTAATCTAAGTTATCTTCGCATATACCTAGTTCTTTCTTAACGATACGAACAGGACGACCTTTATCGCCGATGCCGTGAACCATTTCCTTAATGTTCTGGGAACGTGGTACACAAGCACCCATACGAAACTGTTCGGACTGGCTGACAATATCGGTGGGCGATATACCATAGTCTCTAGTTTCGCGACTTTTTGGGGTCTTACGTTTTACATGCTCAGAAAGTAAAGCTAGTGCCTCTTCGGCATTAGGGTTGCCATCGACAGCTTTTCTGAGCGTTTTAAACACAGTCGATAGGTTTTTGTTATATGGATTTGTCATTAGTATTCTCCTTTCTTATTCCATAGTTTAGTGTAAGCACTTTCAAGCATGTACAGACGCTGTAGCTTTGGTTCTAAAGCATAGAGCATACTGGTCGCACCCGAAAGTAGCACTCCTAGGATGCCGATTAACTCGACACCTTTTCCTAGATCGTTTTCTGCGATAATCATGGCTAATACTATGCCAACACACATTACCGCACCACATTTAAATATATTCATATTTTTTCTCCTTTCTTAATGGTTGTATGTTTCTTTTTTGTTTTTTACATAAAACTCTGTTCTGTAACTTTTTAGTTCTTCTGCTGTAGCAGGAAACAACCAGCGACCAGTCAAAAGTTCACGAGTAGCAATAGGTAGAGAAGTAACACGCCTAACATTAATATCATAAAGTTCGTCGTCGGTGTAACCAGTAACATCACCGAGAAGTAAATAATTAGATTGCGTGTCGTAGTGATATTGGTTCTTAGAACCAGGAGTGAAAGACTCGTAGCCACTACCAAGCCACAGTTTGTTGTCGTAAGTATAAACAACATGCCTGTTACCATACATGCCTGCGTCTATTGCTCCTATAGTTTTGATACCAAGTTCCTCTAGTCTAGAGTCGTAAGTACTGTTAGTTTTTATTGATACATGTTTCATAATTTTCTCCTTTCTTAATAATCAATACAACTATGATGCATGATTCTACAATAAAGTAAAGGACTTTTTATATCTTTTTCTAGAGGCTATAATTATGTCATGGTTGATCTAAGCAGGATCTACAATTATTCCCCCCAAAATATAGCACCAGAGTTATTAGAAGCAACAAAAGATTATGTTCTTGTTCCAGAAGATTCGTTTATGCCGACGGATGCTGTTCGTGAAAAAGTTTTAGATTTAGTCGAAGAGCCAGCAAACGACATCATAAGTTTTCCATTTCTAACACCAGAATATTGTCGACAGCTTGTAGATACTTGCGAAGAGATAGGACAATTTAGGCATCGTCCTGGTGACGAATATCCTGCACCAGAGATTGACTTAAAAGATTTATCACCTTATGCCAACACAGCACATATACAAAATATAGAAAAACACATAGTCCCGATAGCTACAACAGTCTGGCATTTTCCTGTTATATGGCTGTCTTCTGCTTTCGTGGTCAAGCACAGTATGGATGGACAGATAGGCAACCCAGGATGGCACCATGACGGATTAGCTGATGTAAGTTTGTCGGTGCAATTAAATGATGATTTTGATGAAGGTGGTGTGTATTTTGATAGACAAAAGTTTGCTGCTGGTCCACTACCTGTAGGTCACGCGATACTGTTTCCTTCTCGTGTAACACACAGGCATACAGCGTTGAACATCACAAGAGGCAAACGATACTCACTCACATACTGGATGAAAGGAGATATTCCAGAAGACTATTCTGTTAGGACTGTCTAGAGATAGATAATTTCAAACTTTACTTCTGCTACTGTGTCAATCCAGAAAAATATAACATAGATAAACAGGGACAGCACAGCTAGACCTACAGCCGATTTAATCAAAATTTTCCATTTATATTTAACTAAGTCGATAACTTTACTAATGAAGTTAAAAACTTTTTCTCGTTTCTGTATTTCTTTCTTTTTTCTTGGCATTATCTTTCCTATTTATTTATAAATTTTAATATTTCAATATCAGATAAGATTGAATTAGCTACAACTAAGGTTGCAAAAAGAAATACAAATATAAGGATTACTATAGCTATACCAACCCATTTCATTTCTTTTGCTATTTCTTGTTCAAATATTTTTTTCATTATTTTTCTTCCAACCAATCTTTATCTGTAATTTCTTGATAACTTTGATCTACTATTTGTACTTTTGGCAACGCTACTTCTTCACACTTAACAAACTCTATAGTTTCTTTTGGGTTTACTGCCATTTGATATTTGGCTTGCGATTCTGCTTCATCAATTGATTTACATTTAATGTTGTAGTAACCCACTTGAGTTTTCTCAACTCTAATCATGTAAGTTTCCATTAGCTTTTTTCCTTTAGTTTATTCCTAGCTTTAGCGGATTGAACTATCTTGTTCCACCTATTGCCTTTCTTACGTCTGCTGACCAGTCCGTTAGCTTCTTCGGGGCAACTTTCTCGCCATAACTTTTCT